TGGTATGAATAAAGATGCTATTAAGGAGGGTCTCATGACCTTCTTTGGTGGTGACGAGACGAAGGTTGAGGGTGCACTGAATGCCATTAAAGATGGGCTTAAGGTCAAAGAGTCGACCTCTCTCTCGCTAACCGGTATAAAAGATAAGCCCCCTAAGGAAGATAAGTAAGTAACAATGGTTTGGAGCCAATACGTATACGAAGCGACCACTGGCCTTGATTCTTACGCCAGTGATGACGATGATTTTAACGATGACACTCCTCTGAATATTGAAGACTGGGAAGTCGAATACTCAGATGAACTCCATATGATGTGGAACGCAATCAGGACACTCATGTATGACGCTCGACTTGAACATACAGGAGAGTTTTGTGACTTTGTCGAATTTTGCTATAAGGAGCATGACCCCTACCATGAACATGTGACCTTTGAGTTTGAAGATGAGATGTATCACATCTGGAGAAACATTAGACGTATCGTGAATAATAACGGTCTACACGAAGAGATGATGAGAGGTGCCACGTTTTACCACTTTCTCGACTATGTGAAAAATAATATGCATGTATATTAAATGCTTCCCAATCTGACTTCCCAGAAAGTTGCCATCCCCGCCGCCCTTTTTCTTGCGCTCAGCCCCGGTGTTCTCCTTACCACTGCGGGCAAGAACGTCAAGTTCATGAACGGCAAAACCAACCAACCCGCCATTTTTTTCCACGCACTCGTCTTCTTCCTCGTGTACAGTCTCATCGCCCGTGCGATGGGTCTCGTGCTCACCAAGACCGACCTCCTCGTGACCACCTCTCTCTTCATCGCTCTCAGCCCCGGTCTCCTTCTCACTCTTCCTCCCGGCTCCGGTGGTATCCTCCAGTCTGGTCAGACCAGTGTGTCGGCGGCTCTGACCCACACCATCGTGTTCGCTGTGGTGTTTGCGATTTTACGCCGCCAATTTCCTCAATTCTACTAAGTAAGAAGATGAAGTACCTCGTTCTCGGTCCCGCATCCATGGGTATTTATGCCCTCATAGGTGCTTTAAAAGCTCGTGAAACCCAACTCGCAGATGTGAAGGAGATTTCCGGTTCATCTGCGGGTGCGATTTTGGCTCTCTTTTTGGCTGTGGGGATGTCCGTGGACGAAATATTACAAATATCAACATCTTTGAATATCCCCAACTTTGTTAAAATCCGTATAGGCTCATTTTTTAACAAATTTGGTTTTGTTGATATGGGTCCTATTCGTAAAAAGTTGGTAGAGATATGTGGGTCTGATCCGACCTTCGGTGAATTAGAAATGAAAATATACGTATCGGCGTTTTGCCTCAACACATCAGAGACCGTATATTTTTCGAAGGATACACACCCAGATATGAAAGTCATAGACGCCGTGTGTATGAGCATGGCAGTACCGTTCATATTTGCATGTGGGAACTACGAAGGATGTACATACGTCGACGGTGGAACCAAAGAAGATTATCCACTCACACCATTCATGGATAAAAAGCCACATGAAATCACATGTATCCGAATCAAGATGGACACGATTTATCAAGATTCTATCGATACCCCAAAACAATTCGTCGAGACATTGATTCGTTCCGCACTTACAAATCGGTTGTCATACAACGTTCCCGTGGAAATGATAGAAATAAACGTGAAAGACACAAACGTATTTGATTTTAGCATGAGTTACGAAGAAAAAATTAGATTATTTAATTTGGGTTATAAATTTTTGTCAGCATAAAGTATATGGATGCGAATGCGTTCCAACTGAGGCTGTCAAGCCTACCTTTTCTTAGTAAGACTAATGTAGCGTCTTACCAAAAGAGGGCTCAACAGGGGGGTGATTTAACTAAGTTGTATCGAGAAGCACTTCGACTCCACAAACAACGTCGTGTTCAGGAAATTGGTAAACGAAAAGTTCAATTTCAGAAAATGATTGCAAATCTTGGACTCAGTTATCTTAACCGGCGTCGTCTCATGACGGGTATCAACAACAAGACAAATTTACGTGTCTTGTTGACCCGGGCAAAAAAACTCAAGGAGATTCGAAAGAAGGAAGCCAAGAGTAGACCACAGAAGGCGTTCGTGAAATTTCTGGACACTCTGAAGATAGACCAAACCGATAAGCAACAATTAGTGAAGAAGTTTGATGAAGGTGAGAGTGTCGAAGTGTTGAGACAGGATGCTTTAGCCATTCAAAAACGAAAAGCCACTGTAGAAGTTGCTAAGGATAGACAGTTTTTGGAAGATGCTCTCAAGAGACTCGGTCTCAGTCAGACAAATCAAGATAGTATCCTACGAAAATTCAAACCTGGTAAGAAGAGTGTACGCAGACTCATCGAGGAGGGAAGAAGATTGAAAGAACTTAGTGGCAAACAAGACGTCAAGTCTAAGAAGGATAGTCTCTTAAAGTTTGCACAATCCCTCGGTGTTGAGAAAAATTTTAGCGACCGAATTTCCAAAGTAAAGACTGATGAAGAGATTGAAGTTCTGAAACAGGCGATTCAAGATGCCGGTGAAACTCGAAGAACCATGAGTGTCACAGAACAAAAAGAAAAACTCGTGACCATTGCACGTGAGTTAGGTCTCTATACTACATTCGCTGGTCCCATCGCTGGTGCTACAACAAAGGATGACCTGGATATCATCCGTGTAAATCTGATCGAGTCGGGTAAAAAATCACTCAGTGGTCTCGCAAGTGACAAGGGTGTCGAAACGAAAATACCAACCGTCGTCAACCTCAACCGTCTCGTGACACTGAAGAAAAACATCACCAGAGCTGCGACTGAGAAGGCTGCCGAGAAGAAGAGGAAGAATATGGAAAAATTATCGAGGGACAAACAGCTTTTCATAAACTTTGTACAAAAGTCCGAACTTCCCAAAAATAAACAACAAGTTTTCATCAATCGTATGAAATTGAACAATGTCAACATTCCAAAACTTCGAACAGACGTGAAGATGATGGTCGAAAATATGAAGAAGACATCTCGTCAAAAGAATCTCGATGAACTTCGTGCATACGTGAGAAACCTCAACATAAACGGAAATAAGTTCGTCGAAAATTTTCAAACAACTAACATATCCCTGACGAATGCTAAAAAGAAAGTTAACGAGGCCATGAACAAAAAAGCTAAACTGAAAGCTAACAAGAATGCACTTCTTCAAAGGGCTGGGAAGATTTCGTTTAACCTAAATGTCTCCAACATCAAAACCGTAAACGATATCAAATTGGCGACCGAGAAGCTGAACAAGGAATATCAAAAAAAGATTGCCGAAAATAAGAAGAGACTGTCCAATATCGCACTTCGGGCAGACTCTGATGTTCTGAATGACTTATCCGGTATCCGAAATATCGATAAAATCAAAAACGCCGAAAATATCATTAAGCAGCGAGTCAAGGAAAAGCTTTACGCACTCGCCTATGACGCTGGTATGAATGATACTTTCATGACCAGAATAAACAAGATTAACTCTGGACAGGATGTCAAGAATATCAAACAGGCAATCAAAAATTTCATATACAGCCAAAACAAGCAACTGAAAACCATGATGACTGCACAACAAAAACAATTGATGGCCCAAGAGCGAAAAGTTCAAAAATTAACAACGTACCTAACAAACATCGGGTTACGGCCCGACGAACATGGGTATTTTGTCGAGAAAATGCTCATGTACAATGAACCCATCAAGACTTTACAGAATGAGGCCAATGCGTACCTGATACAAAATGTGAAAAAGCAGAGAGAATTTGAGCGTGAGAAATTATATGAAAATCTCATGAAGCTCGAACTCAATCAATCGAACATCGAGTATATCATGAAGAAGTTTACAAACACGTATATCCCAACCAACCGACTGGTCGCAGAAGCTAAGTACATAGAAGGTAAACGTAAACACGAACGATGGGTTCAGATGGACGAGGAGTTGATTAATTATCTCGACACACTGAACTTACCACCCGAAAATCGTAGAAAGATTACCACCGCATTGAACAGTTACTACGTAAACTTCGCACCCCTGAAAAAGTCTGCGACGAACCTGGCCATAAAAGCCATGAATTCAACACGTTCGAATCAACGTAAACAGTTGTCAAACTACATGAACACCCGTGGATTGAGTAAACGAATGAAACTCAAGTTTCTTCAGATGTTTGATTTGGAAGAGGCAAATTTCAACACACTCAAACAAAATGTGAATCGTATGAAAAATGACGAAACCACCCAAAACCAAACGAAAAAGCAAAGAAAGGTGCATCTCCAAAGTTACATCGTCAATAATTTGGGTCTAAACCTGAGTAACCAACGGATACAACGCATTCTCGATAACTACAACAAGTACCCCGAAAATATCAACAGACACATGTCTGAGGTGGAGGGAATCAGAATGTTGTCCAATGAAAAAATGCGACTCAAGGAACGTGCGAAGGGTTTGTCGGAACCACAAAAATTCAATCAACGAGTTGCGAACGCTAAAAATATGAATGACATCATGAAAATTAACCAAGATATCAACAAGGCATATGTAGGCACTCTGAGAAAGGAAATTTCTAATATGGCTTTACAGTCTGGATTAAAGTTCAAATTGAATCTTGCAAATATTAACACTGTGGGGGAAGCTGAAGAAATTAGGGCAAAGATACTGCAGAGTCTCAATCAGAAGAAGACCACTGAATATGTCCAGCTTCAGCAGGCTATTCGGAACATGTCCGAACAGGACCAAAACTTACTTCTACAGAAGTTTGCGTCTCAAAATATATCCCTAAAAAACGTACTCAAGAATGTCTCTGAACTACGAAAGAAACGAGCCGATGAAAAGCACACAGCTGAGCGTAAAACACTCTATGATTTTATCAACAACGAATTGAACTTGAACGTTAAGGATAGACAAACCATACTTAAAAATTTCAACAACACTAAAAACTTGGCAGCTGTGCAAGAGAAAGCGAGAAAGTTGAAACAGACACGTGTCACCGAGAAGATTGCGAATAATCGTCTCAAGGTTGAAAAGCTAATTGAACCCCTCAACCTCAGTGACGCAGACAAGAAAACGATATTGAATAGTTTCAACACAAACCCTGGTGACGTCCTCAAATTTGAAACACAAGCCAAGGAACTCAGAAAGTTGCGCAAGAATGAAAAGCGTTCCAATGAACGTCAACAACTCCTGAATCATCTGAAGTCTTTACAACTTTCCGAAACTAACACCAAAAAAATCATGAACATTTTCGATGTAAATCCAGAACAAAAACTCAACGCTTCAAAATCGAATGCCTCTAATCTCCGTGTCCAAAGGAATCGGGAGAAGCTCGTTAATCTCATGAAGAATATGGTCATATCGACCAACAACAAGAAGACTCTCTTGAAGAGCTTCGCAGCCAAACCTTCCAACATCAACGCACTCATATCGAGAGCGAAACAACTAAACACCACGAGTCGGACTCAACTCAATCTCCAGAAGCGTCTCAGAAACTATGTCGTATCTTTACGACTGGGAGAGAATGGAACTAAGATATTGAAGAAGATTGACAAGACACTCACACCCGAAAGTGCCAAGTCTATCAGAGCTGAAGCCGACCGTGCCAAGGCTGAATCGAATGCGATACTCATTCGTAAGAAGCGTGATGAAATCAAGAAGTTCATGAACGCAACTAACTTGGGTGAAGATGTGAAGTCGTCATTCTTGAGTGGAATCAAACTCAATACAAATGTGGATACACTCAAACGAAAAATCCAAACTACGATTCAAAACATTAAGAAGCAGACGTCCAGACGTGGTAAACTCAGAACTGAACTCAAGGTTTATCTTAACACTCTCAATCTCACCAACGACCAGAAGAAAAGTTTCATTGGACGTGTGGGTGATAAGACGAAAAGTATAAGCTCACTCAAGAAGGAAGCTAAGCGTATCGTGGATAGGGCCCAAGCACTGAGACTTCAGAGACGTATGAGAGCTTTCGGAAGTAAATCAAATGCTATAAGAGCTCAAGCCAAAACAACACGGGCACAAATAGGTGCGGTGAAGGCTTCGAAAAACATCAAGAATGCCCAAAATCGTCAAAAGAGAATGGACGATAAACGTCGTCTCGAGAAGCATCTGTACAGTCTTCCAGACCTGTCTAAGAGAGAAATTAACATGTACACAAAACAATACATAAACGGTGACATCAAACTTTCCAACCTACTGTCAATATCTGAATCAAAAAATAGACAAATCAAGAGAGATAAGATTTTCTTGAAGGATTACATTTCTAAACTTCCGATAAGAAATGATACGAAAAAACAATATCTGAATAAACTTAATAATCCAAGGGCCGATATATTCGGTATAAAAACAAACATGAAGAATCATATCGTGAAACAAATCACGATACCAACCAAAGACAAGAAGACGATAATCAACACACTCTTAAAGGTCAGGTAAATTCTACCAACCCAAAAATAAAAACTTTTTTGTCAGTTTAGTATATATGATAGATGCGTGTGACCCAGACGCAGATTTAGACACACTCAGGAAGCTCATTAAGATGAACACTGGGAAAACTATTAAACTGACAAAGAAAGAAATTTGTGGTGTATACGAAGACATCAACAAAGGTAAGTTACCATTCCCCCCTTTAGTCATGAACTCGACGAAGACATATCTGTTAGATAAGAAGTCCCCACTGACTTCTAAAGATTATGAACTTTTGTTCGATTCATCTACGAAACGAAAGGAACTTGAGAGGTTGGCTAAGAAAGTTGGACTTAATAAGACTGACCAACTTACAAAGTGTCATTTGGTTGACGCTATCGGTAAACGTCTCCGAAGCATGAACGTCCATGAGCCGATCAAGTTGTCACGGAAACGAATTCTCGTGAAAAGTCGTAAGGGTGATGTGGGTCTAATCAACAACAGTGGTACCATAGAAAATTTGGGTCCTGCCAACAACTTGGGTCCTGCCAACAACTTGGGCCCCACCAACAACTTGGGCCCCACCAACAACTTGGGTCCCGCTAACAACTTGG